AATTCCCGCGTGGAATATCGGATCAGGTCATTAGCTTAAGAGCTCACGACGGTGAGCGCGAGCGTGCACCCTGGTCCGGGCCTCAAGCCTCAAGCTTCAAGCCCCAAGCGTCAAGCCACAAGCTTCAAGCGCCAAGCTCCTGAAGCAACAAGCCACAAGCGTCAAGCCCTGTAGCCAAAGGCTCAAGCTTCAAGCCGAAATTTTCAAGCGCCAAGATTCCTGACCCTGGAAAAAGTTTCACGGTACCCGGACCGAGGGCCTGAATGCAGATGAAAGTATTATGTGGATGCTTAACGTGAAAGGCAATTTGATGTGGGCTGAAACGTATCTTGTTACTCTTCGTAACTTTTAGCTCTACAGTGAAAAAGGTGCCAGAATCATTATAGCCCAATAGATCAGGAGTACCGGATAGACTAAGATTTTCAAGTCTATTCCAGATAATTTTGGGAGTTTTAGATTTGAGTTTTTGATATAATTTACGCTCTGGTCCCATGCATTTTTCAAGGTTACTCCTGTGTTCAAAAGTTAATAATCTTTAATATAACCAGGAGGTAAAATTAATTTTTCTTCTCGGTTTGGTTTTAAAACAACACGCAAGGAGGTATCCATTGGATTATTACTAGCGTGAACTTCAATCCGTTTGATCTCCTCTAGATAACCTTTCTTGGTCATGATGTAAATCTTAGCATCACTGACTGCGTTACCTCTACGACCTTGCTGTCCTTCAGTAAACTTTTCTAAATACTCTTGCAGGTGTTTAACGTACATTATTTTTTTACAACCTGACTACTTAATTCCTGTATCACTTTTTTATAACCATGCAAGAGATTTTCTAATCTTATGCATTCCGATTGATATTTTTTTAAATCCTGTATTTCAGCTCTCAACATTTTTATAACTTCTTTATAGCCGTCTATAACGTCATCTTTCATACCTTGACTTTATAGGATGATTACCTTAAAAAGTCAACATGGGTGTACCAAAAAGACTAACAGAAATGCAACGCAAATTCGCTGAATTATTAGTATTCGGTGACAATGGCAAAGCACTTACAAAGACAGAGGCAGCTAAATTAGCAGGTTTTAGTCCCAACAGATGTAGACAAGAGGGCTACGAACTAACAAATCCCAAGATACATCCTCTAGTTGTAGACTATATCGGAAAGCTTAGAGAGGAGAAATTACAGAAATATATGGTAACATTTGAAGGACACATAGCAGAGCTAGATCGTATCAAAGAATTAGCACTTAAAAAAGGATCCTTTTCATCAGCTGTAAATGCAGAAACAAATAGAGGTAAGGCAGCAGGTTTATATATAGATCGTAAGATTATTAAAACTGGTAAACTCGAAGATATGACAGAGCAAGAACTAGAAAATAAAATGAAACAAATATTAGAGGATTATGCACCTTTAATACAAGCAAAACAAATAGAGGGTGAAGCTATAACTTCTGAATCTTCTTTACCCAAGCCCGAGGAATCATCGTCCGATCCCCAAAAGTAATACCATCATCATCTTTATCATAAGACGCAAATAGCTTTATTGATTTATTATCTTTAGAATACAACCAGCCTTCGTTAACAGGTCTTGCTAGTTTCATCTTATCAAACTCTTTATCAGTAGCCCAGCCCGAGTCACTGACACAGTCAATCCACTCCACTCGAACTCTCGGATAAGGTATATCGGGAGCACCCTCAGTTGCGATTCTTTTACGTCTTTTCCTAGGCATGTATAGTTTATATCACAGATTTTTTTATTTAAAATATGCATTCGCGCGCGTGAACCGAAATCTGATAGTACATTATAAAGTGTACCAAAAATAAAAAGTGTACTAAAAAATGTACCATAAAACACTATATTTTATGCGGTAAAACAGTAAAAAGTACACTTGGACACTTTTTTTCGGAGATAAAAAAATATTTTTTGTAATCTGTCACAGAATCTTATAGTAAGTTCTTTTCTGCCTTATTTTCAACACAATATTTCCTCATTACGGACAACTTTTCCTCTGCTTTGCCTATTTGGCCCAACAATTTGTCCACTTCCCCGGTAATATCAACGTGTTCTGGTATCACCATGTTGTGATCCTCTATGCATTTAATCTTATACAATGCATCTTCAATCTCTGCTTCGTATCTCTTTAGAAGCGTTCTAAACAACTGATCATTCATCCTTGTCCTCCTTTGTCACAATGTTGCCATATTTATCCATGTACATTAAAAATAGCTTTTCACCATCAAAATAGTATCCATGAAATTCTAGTTTATTTTTTAAAGTCTTCTGCTTTGATTTGCACATTAGCGTTCTCCTTTTCGTCAAATTTTAAGTCATAATACATGTCTAATCTTTTTAAAAACTTGTGTTTCCATGATCTTAAATTAGCCCCAGAAACAATGAATTCTTGGTAATATAGGTCAGGAGTGCATACCATAATTATACCTTGTTCTTTGATTTGTGTACGTAGTCATGAGCCATAGCGTAGGCTGCTATCTGCATTTTGTAATCGTCAATCCAGTCTTCTCTCTTTGGTCTATTAGCTTGTTTGAAGTCTATAATACTATCTTTGCCATTATGTACGCAAACCAAGTCAGTAGACCCAGCGTATAACCCAGGATAATACAACGTGACTTCCGAGCCATAATATTCTTCGACCGGTGCGAGACCGATGTCAATAACTTTTTTGGCCATGGCTTTCGCCTTCTGTCCGAGTTCTGTAAGATCATCGTACCCAGTGCCGAGTATATAGTGCTCCAAGAATTTGTGCATGGCAGTCCCCCGCTTTGAAGATAAATTCTTGATTCTGTCTGCTTCTGCTTCTCCAACTTTTGCCTTCCATTCTTTTAAAAATTGTTGATCTTTGGTAGCGCCTAATATCGTAGTTACACTAGGAAGTCTAGAACCATTTACATCATAGAGCCGTGTTCCTTGGTCCTCGATCCTTGAGGCATCAACATAGGTGTATTTACTACTATACTTGATAGGTTTACCAATGCTGTGATACTCATCCAAATCTTTATCCTCCATCATTTTAAATTATTTATTACGTAATAAATTATAATTAATCCAATCAGTAAACAGACCATATTATAACCAAACATACCTACCCCATATCCAGCCGTCATAACTTCTCCTTTAATTCTTTAAGATACTTTTCTTCTTCAGTCTTATCACCCTCTAACATACCTTTTTTAATACTTTTAATCGGAGCAGTATCGTGAACATTACCAGATACAGATACTCTTTCACAATCAGAGTGAAAAGGCATAACCCAATGTTTTAACCAAGCAGGAAAGACAAACATATCTCCCTCTTTTGGAAAGCATGATTGATAGGTTATACAGTCTCTATTTCCCTCTCCATACATAAACTGTATGCCTCCAGGTCCAGCACTCTTACCTTTATACGCTTCGTTTTCTTTTTTTAATTCATCAGGTATTGATAGATATATTACAAACGATAGCTTACCATCATGGTCATGTGGTGGATTAAACTCATGCTTACGTTGATAATTAACCCACAAAGCACTTAACACATACTCTGGCGCACCATGCTCAAATCTTTTATTTTGATGTCTTTGAAAACATTCGTTATAGACACCAAGATACGGTGATAAGAAAGGTATGATTTTGTTTCTTTGTTCTTCTTTATAACCATATTCTTTTTCTATATGCCCTGCTAATCTATGTCTAAAATCTTCTTTAGTTTTTTTAGCTTCATCTAACAAAACTTTTTTAAAATCATCTTTTATTTTTAATTTAATTAAACAAGGTCCCCAGTTAAATGTGTTAACTGTTATTTTTATTTTTTCATCTTTCATTCTAAATTCATTGCCTCCCTATATTGTTGTATGCTGACCACATTACCATCAAAAATGTGTGGATCATAGTGGTCTATAATTTTTTCTACTTTTTGTAATTTTGTTTTAGACCAAGGCCAGATCAATCTACATACTTTGTATGCATCTCTAAATGTACAACGCCATTTGTATTGCATTAAATATTTAGTGCCGTCTTTACGCAAACCTTTTCTTGGTTTCTTAACAACTGTGCCAACACCTAACACTTCATGGACCCAACGTATAACCATCTCATCAGTCATAGTTATTTCCATACTTATTCTTTGTGACATAGAATATCTGTAGCCTTTTCCATCGTGTGTTTTCTTTTTTTCTTTTCGTCTAGCATAATAAATACTACCTTCGCCATCAAAGAGTCCTGCAATATACGCTATGTCTTCGTTTGTTATATTACTCATACAACCCTCCTGGTTTCCGTGCACGTACTCCCAAGAGAGCAAAGGCTCGAATACTGGGGTTGCCACCAAAGGTCTCCCATATGTAACCTCCAGAGGTGTTTAGCGCGTAGCATTTTTTGCCACTTGGAGCTCGTCCTTTTCTATTCTGTAAAATTTTATTTAGCATCATTTGTTATAATCCATCTTAACGTTGACGTTACAGGGTCAAACCCATCAAACTCTAGTTTAGTGCAACTTGTTAGAAGGACCGTCATCAATAAGATTATCAGTAACTGTCTCATAAAATTCTCCCTCCGAATCGCAATCCCAACATTGATGCACTTCACTTCTGTCTCTAAAATCTACAGAAGGGTCACCATCAATTTTTGCAACTCTGACATACCCATTACCGTGGCATGTCTCGCAAATAATTACTTTAACTCTAGCTTTTTTTAATTTTGCCATTTAATTTTTTTGCTTTCTCATTTGCTATTGATTCAATTGTTTTTGCTATAGATAATTTGGCATCGGGCAATAATATCTTTGATAACGATTCCAATATCTTATATGTTTCTTTTGTTAGAGAAACATTTTTATATTTACTCATGTCTGTCATGCGTGTTTCCTTTCATATTTAATAACCCATATATAGGTGATATTATAGGATTGTCAATGAAAATTTTGTTAAGTTTAATAATTTGTTCTAGCGTTGCAGGTGAATGTATGCCACCTTTTGATTGGGAAGAAACATTTAGAACTAAGTATGATTGTTTAGTTTTTGGATACGAGGAGTCACTTAAAAAAATGGAAGAGATTGGTAGAGAAGAAGTTAACAAACACGGCATATATCTTAAATTTTATTGCACACCTGTAGACACGATTTGACAATATGGCAAGATTGTGGTAAAGGGAGATAATTTCTCACCATTACCTACCCTTGTTTTTCCCTCTTTAGGGTAGGTGTTTCTTGATCCCACATCCACAATAAAATAACAGCGGGTGATATCAAAAGACTAGTTACAAATACAGCCAATAAAATCACCAGTGCCATCCTTCATTACGTGTACGTTAAACGGTGCTTCATGATACGTGGTCAAATGTAATCGTAGTATATCACAAAGATCAAGACAGTTTATCTTATCCATAATCTCGACACCTGCCATCATCTCTTTTGTGACAGCTACCAGACTATACAGACCGTCGTTTAGTAGTATTAGATCCATCGTTTACTTTCGTTCCATGATTCAAAACATTTTTTAATCCTGACGCTTTCATGTTCATATAAACACCGTAAGGTTGCCATGCTTTTCTCATTAAATTTAATTCTAATAATATACTAGACCATTGTCCTTGCAATGCACCGTTAACTTTTATTGTTATAGTTTTTTCTTTCATACAAATAATGTAGGATTTTTTAGGATAATGTCAAGGATTATTTGCCCTGGCCCCGGTATTTTTTAAACGAACGCCTACGGTTTTTGTTCATTTTTGCTTTGCTAGGATTACGTCCAATCGACGTTTTATGAAACATAGGAACGTGTGCAACTTTTGCGTATAAACCCTTAGACTTTTTCGCCATCGTTAAAGTATCCGTCAACTACAGATTGTAATGTAGTTTTTTGTAAGTGAGGTATGTATCTAATGCAACCATTTACATGTTGTTCTAAATCTGCACCACATGTAATGCATCTAAAATATTGTCTAGTTAGGCCCACCAACATTGTGTATTCATCACACGTTGGGCATATACCATTAACTATCTCAGTATGAAATCTTATTGTTTTTTCTGTCATAAATCCTTTTACTCTTTATCACTTTTCTTTTGAAATGTCTAAGCTGCTTTGCTACTGGATTTCTTT